ATAGTTATTCTAGGAATATCTGATTCATGCACTGATGTGTAGTGTGCTAATCTAGTAGGAAATATTGTTAATTCTCCTACATTATTATCTATCTCATATGTATTACCAGACTCAACTAATTCTCTCAATCCTGTTGGTTTTACAATAGAAAGAAAGAACTCTTTGATATTAACTGGGTTGATATATCCAGTACAAGTATCATCTGATTGTACTGTTATATGACCACTAAGATAACTATATTCGTGACAAGAATGTAAGTGTGGTCTTATTTGTCCTCCTCTTCTTAATACATTGTACCAACAGTTGATATACAATTCATCAGGTGTGCGGTTATCAAAGTGTCCATTGTACTCCTCAATAGCATCTTTTATCTGATACTGTAAGTTTCTGATCTGTGGTTCATATTTCCAAGACAATATATTAAAGTTCTGAAATCGTGCAGTAATACTGTCACGACCAGTCCCAGTACCTCCATCTGTAAAATTACCATTTGCATCTGTAGATACTGGTAATTGTAATACTTCAGGTTCTTTGTCTAATAGTAACTTAGTGAGAATATTACAGTCAATTTGTAATACTTTATGACCTAAACTTACATCAACAAAAGGTGCATAAGGAGTCTTAGGATTAGGAGTCTTTAATTGATAGAAATTCATCAGTATCTTGACGGTATTTCATCATATCTATCGGTTGAATCTTCTTTTGATTCTTTACATTTAGTGTCCAAATCTTCCTTTGATTCTTTACATTTAGAATCAGAATCTTTAGGTCTAAGTTTCATTTATCTAAACCTAATTTGGATTTGACAAAATTACATAACAGTTTGACAAAAGATTTAGAAGCACTACCTTCTAACTCTTCAAACATATACATATTCAACTTGAAAGCATAGTTTGCTTCGCGTATGATAAGGTCTACGTCATCTTGTGCTACGTCAAGACCGTCTAAAAGCTGGCGGTACACTTTTTTGTAATTTTTAGAATCTGAGATTTCTGAAAAATCATAAAAACTCAATCCTTTACCTTTTTCAGGTTTAAGAGAGTTCTCAGCGATACCTCTAAGTATTTGACCTCCTGAGAGGTCACCCAAGTATCTGGTGTAATGGTGACCAACCAATAGGTTGGGATCATCTTTTGCAATTTCACGAATCCTGTTAACATACTTAACACATGCCTCTGATTGTTTAATCTCGGTCTCCCAAGATGGACCATAATAATAAGACAGATCCTCCTTGAGTGACTCTTTACGAGGTAACTCTGGTAAGTTGATCTTACCAACTACAGGATGATCCTTCAATGCTTCTACCTCTTCCTCCATTGCAGAGTAAACAAAGTAGAAGTTAGCAATTAGTTTACGATATTCTTGTGGATCTAAGACACCACGAAGAAATGAAGCAACAAACTTGGTGTTCTCTGCTGCTGAGTGAGACTCTTTAGTCCCTTGTTTAATTTGTGCTGCAAAGTCTGCGACTGCCATAATTAATCATCAATATATTTTCTTGGGTTAGACATACCCTGAACATACTCAATTGCCTGATCTCTCAATAGCATTAGATCGTCATAACACTCTTGGTTATAAGCACATCCTCTTAATCTATCGTCAGGTTTATATAATGACTCTAATAGAAGAGTCTTAGCACGATCCCATGATTCATGTGATTTAGAAGGTGTGGTCATGTGCTTTTAATAGTTAAGTATATTATAGGTGTTCTTGCAATTCAATGGGGTCTGCTTGTGACACTTCTTGTGGTGTACAACCAAACCCTCCTCTTTCTTCTCTTCGTGTAGTATCCAATGTAGATTGAAGACTACGCAATTCTGATTTCATCTTATGCAATTCTTCATCAGTGTAGAGGAACCCATTGGATTCACCTGCCTTGACGCATTGCTTAAGAAGTTTGGCTTGTGCTTTCAAGCCACTAGATTCTTCCCAGAAGTAACTACTCATTGGTCTACCATCTCGAACTCTTCTATGTTTTGTGAAGGAAGTAAATGTCCTTCTATCTCATATATATGTTCTCCGTTAATAGAACCTTTGTACTCAATGCCAGTAAGACCGCCATACTCACGCATAGCTGCCTGAATCTTTAGATGCATCAGTTGTCCTTTATCAGGTACTTTCATATTATAATGCCTTTGTTTTTATATGCTATCGCATCAAATTGGATTTGTCAAGCTGGATCATCATTTACATATGGGATCGTACCATCTGGTTTCACCACGTATGCATAGATCCTATGGTTGACATCTGGTAAATTCTTTGGTTGAGGAAACCATTCGTGACAAACATCAACTGCCTGTTGTTCTGTATTAAAGATATAAAATATATCTTCAGAAGCAAATATCTCATCTATTTCTGCCTCTGGTATAATCCATTGTGGATTGCCTTCAGCATCATTATCAGTATAATATGCTTTAACTGCTGTCTTCTGATCAGCAGTCAGGTCTGAATACTTACTGTTATCAATAACTAAGATATATTTCTGTTGTTCTTTAGCGAGTAAAGCAACAATATCATATATGTTCTTTGGGTTTAATGATATTAATGCCATTATGATCCTCCGTTCTCAAGTTGTTCTAGTATAGTATCTAAGTTTGTGCTTGCATTAGAATCATATATTCTTGATACAGGCATTGAATCAATAGTCTCTGTACTGATAGCAATAGAGAGATATGTTAATATTCTGTCAGAATACTTTCTATAAACACTCTGATTTAAAGTAAAGAAATGATTTAATGTGTCTTCCAAGTAATCATAACTATCACCAGCAGTAAATGTAGCACCAGTTAGAGTAGCATTTAAGTTTCCTGTTACTCTGTTATTCAATGTAACTGATGTACCATCAATTTTAGTAACACATGTGTAGTCTGGTAATACTATCACTCCATCACTTTGTGTTCCTTGAGCACTGATTGTTACTCCAACACCAGCAGCAAGTTTTGTAACATCACTTACATTTGTAATAACTGTGCCACCATCAGTAGAACCAGGATCATTCGCTGCCTGATTACCATCAAGTACTTGTACATTACCAGTGAATGTACCTGCAACTGATTTCCTCTGCTTATATTTTGTTGGTGTTATTGGGAACTTAACTTCAACAGCAGTAACACCTTTCTGTCCTGTTGGTGTATCTTCAGTAAGATCTCTTAATTTCTGACGATAGGTGACCCACTGTGCTTTCTCTTCAGCAGTAATTGGTGCATCAGCAGTTTGTGTCCAATCACTATCAAGTAACAGGAACTTCCTAATCATTACAAGTTTGTTCCAGTTTACATAGTTATCCTTGGCATATAATGATGTTAATGCTGCTTCTAAGTTATAATCCTCAACCTCACGATAGTCAGTGTATTTTCTATCTAAATTTTCCCACAACTCATCTAATTCAGTACTTGTAAACTGATTAGTATCTAACTGATAGGATGACCATGAATATACACCAGTCTTCTGGTTACGAATATTCTTATTCTTATTGATTACTGTAGCACCAGATTTATATCTGATATATGATTCTAATTTATCACGATCAGAGTCCCAAACTGGATAAAGTATAGGAACAATATCACTAGTCCAGAAGTCATCATTAATGGCTTTAGTAACACCATTCTTTTGAATCGTTCTGTCTAGAGCATTAACATATAATGCTACTTCTTGTCCAGCCATGTTTGCCATATTATTGTACCTTAAGAGCCCATCCTGTCAATATGTATTTATCTTGTGTAAAAACTGTATTGCCACGATGAACGTGTGTCAAACCAGCAGGAAAGATACACATCATCCCTTGCTCTGGTTTAATTCTTCTCCTTTGATAGAGGAATTCTGTTTCAGCCTCACCATCAGGCATATCATTTAAGTATATAGTCCACACTAACTCACGTTGTGCAGTTTGATGTGAAGCATTTTCATAATGCCATTCATGGTATCCACCTGAAGGTGGAGTTTTTTGTCCTTTAACAGTGTATGACATCAACTTCACATTTAATAGTTGACTGTACTGCATACAATAATGTTTAAGACAACACTTCAAGTAACCATTGAACTGATCTGTCAGTTGTTGGTCATAATCTTGTAGAAATACTTGATCATCACCTCTTCCCATTCTTCTATTAGGAAACTGCTCGTCTCCATCACCAATGCCACTTGTATCAGTGGAATGATTTAATATATTATCAATTTTATCTATGGCATCTTTGCAAAGTTGTTTTGGTACAAAATTTCTCCAGATGCCAATAAAGTCATCAAACTCTCCAACCATCTTGTCAATTGGAAAGATAAATTGTTCACTCATAATTAAATCGCTTTTATCAAATATTTTACCCTATGGTATCTAGTAATCAACGGAATGTTGTTTTCTGGAGACGCAATAACTGATGTTGTTATTGGAGTCGATGAACTCATTGTGAATTTACCATCACCTGCTAACATACTAGCATCAACTGGTGAGATTGTTGTATCTACAACATCAATACCACCAATTAAACTACCATCAGCAGGAGTAAAGACTTGATTAGTTTCTTCATCATAGAATAGATGAATACCTGCTAATCCATAGTTATCTTCATCCTCATTAGCATTATCATCTTGACCAGGAGGTCTTGTCTGCCTCAAATATAGATAGATGTCGCCTTGTCTGATGGAAGCACCTTCTGGTAATGCTATGTTATAGAAGTCCCAGTCATTAGAAGTGGTACTTGCAGGAACAATAGTATTTAACAATGTGGTAGTATTACTGCTACCTGTCTTCCAGTATACCATAAGATCCTCTTCTGGTATAGCCCCTCCATTAGAACCATTACCTCTAATAACTGTGAATCTCAGATTATTTACATTGGTCAAATTAAAGGGACCAACATAGTATTCTCTTAAATCATTCGCTGAACTATCTCCAATCCAAGGCAAATATTTTGTTCCAAGTCCACCATATGAAGGAGCACCAGCACCAGCAGGAATAGCAAACTTATCACCAGCAGTAGATCCTGGTCCTGGGAGTATTTGTACCATATCATCATTAGTGGATGATTGCCATACATCACCATCATATGCTGAACCAGATGGAATACCTGCTGGATCACATAAGAAATATTTACCTGCTGGAACCGAAGGATTACCTGGAGTTGTTCCACCTCCTTCACTACCAGCATATCTAACTTTTATATAACCATTAGCACCATCTTGTGCGTTACCACCACCGTTACCTGGAGATTGTAGACCAGCAGTTACAGCAATATTTTTTCCTACTAATGTTACTGTCACTTGAGAACCCTGTCCACCTCCACCACCGTTCAAACCAAACTGTGTTGCAGTTGCAGTAGTAGTAATATTTACATATCCATCTTGACCTGGTGCTGAACCATTTGGTGACCATGTTGCAACACATATATCTGATCTGTATGCAGAATCTCCACGTTGTCCACCGCCTCCACCACCATTACCATTGTGACCGACACCAGCAGTACCACCAGTACCACCAGAGGCATTTCCAGAAGGACCGACACCACCGCCTCCTCCTCCACCACCACCAGCAGTACATCCACCTTGAGTTCCAGCATTACCATTAACAAAGTCCATCGCACTTGTCATAGAATGTAAGTTAGTTCCTGCTGCTATACCATCACCACCAGCATAACAACCATCAGTAGTTCCACCACCGTTATAACCACCACCTGATCCACCGCCGCCGCCTCCACCGCCAGCACCAGCAAATACGTTACCACCATTGAAGTAGACACCAGTAGCACCACCACCTGCTCCACCAGTAGCACCATTACCCCATGCACCGAGACCAGAAGGACCACCTACAGCAGGTCCGTTACCACCTTGAGCTGAACTACCACCAGAATCACTCTCCATTCCAGTACCATTAGCATAACCACCTCGAAGATTGGATCCTGCTCCTCCTGCTTCACCAATTTGCATTGTGATAGTATTAGGAGTTGATCCTAATGTTGCTACAAGTAATGCACCATTAGTTGCTGTTCCACCAATAGCACTACCATCACCAAATGGTGATTGAGTTGCTCCTGCTTCACAACCAGAGTTAGCATTGGGGTTACCATTACCTCCACCAGCACCAGAAAGTACAAGATTAATAGTTCTACCAGTCTCACCAGTTACTTGTGGTGGGTTAGTCCAAGTAGAATTAAATGCAGTGAATGTTTGAGTTCCTAAAGGAATTGTACCAGTGAAACCATTTGCTGCACCATCACCACCAGAACTTATTGGTTTAGGAGTTTGTCCATTATCTCCTCCACCATTTGTCGAAGTTTGATCTGTACCTTGAGTACCACCAGTATCTCCATCAACTCCATTATCATTAGTGTTGATAACAAACCAATCCTCACTATCTAATGATGGTGGATATGAAAATGTTCCTCCTGTTCCTCCAGCACCTCCACCAGTACCTGGTGCAACAAATGTAGTTAGTCCACCTGTACAATCTCCTCTGGAAGTAAATATGGTTGCACCATTATCAGCCCTTGTAGCAACAAATCCAACACCACCAGGATTTTGATCCCAAGTATTATTAGCAGCAGAATCGTTTTTAACTTTAACTTTCAACTGATACCAGCCAGTAACTGGTAGATTACTAGCAGGAACAACCAATGTTGCACTACTGGTATAAGGTACACCAGGCCCTGAAGTATTTGGTGGTGTTGCGTTACCTTGTATGTAAGTACCATTAGGTTGCCAGAGATCCATTTCAGAACTACCATCAGCATGGAATTCAACATTAAAACCAGCAGCAGCAAGACCTGCATCTACATTAATACCAACACCAACTTCTACCCAAGAGTTTAAGTTAGGATCTGTTCCAGAAAGAGCTGGAACTGATGGATAAATTCCATTGTTTAACAAGAAAGTAGACCATACAGCAGCAGCACCAGAAGATATATTTTGACCACCACTAATGTTACCAACAGCGACCCAATCTCTTGTTTGTAATAATGCTTGTCCACCAATACTTCCTGCGGTTCCACCATCACCACCATTCGCTGTAATAGTATATGTTGTACCATCTACAGTAAATGTAGCATAAGCATATCCTGCATCTCCACCAGAGTTATCACTGTCTCCACCACCTCCACCTGGAGCAAACAAACTTATATCTATTAAGTTTACGTCTCCCTGACCAGAAGGAATTGGATTCATTGTAATAGTTCCTGCATTATATTCTTCCTCCATTGCAAACTCAACACCTGTTCCTGGATTAACTATAACTGTTGCTTTACCACCTACTATTGTCTGGTTATTAATAGCATAATATCTTGGTTGTGGAATAGAAGTAACATCATCAAATGTTCCAGATGCTAATTTAACTATTGGATTACCACCAGCAGGAGTTACACCAGGAGGATTTGGTTGTGAATCTGATGTTGGATCATACTCAAATCCTTGAGTAGATAAACCAGAAGTTAATACTAGGAATGATCCATTATATTCATTTGGAGTTGCCCCTTGAATAGTAACCCAATCATTAGGAGAATAACCATGAGGTTCTACTGTTGCAACAATACACTTGTCATTAGCAGCATCATAAGTGATACTTGTTATATTAATAGTTGGAGCTGATGTGACATTCCATTTCTTTGGAGTACCACCATCATCTAAACCAATGCCCTCAACATTACCATAAGTTGCCATCTTACCATCATTTAATGCAGCAGCAGATAATCCATGAGAGTGACCCAATGCTACTCCACCACCTCCATTTGGTTCAAATGGTATAACATTTGCTCTTGTTTTAGAGTAAGTCACACCGTACTTATCAGAAGGTGATCCACCAAATTCAACAGCCAATGCCTCATCTGGTTCAGATGATAGTATATTATGAAAATGTTCTATTGGTCTTGAAAATATATGATCTTCAATTGGACCAAGAGTTGTTGAAACACTTCCAGTAATGTATGTGGATATATCTGCTTGAATACCAGTATAACCAGTTGTTTTAACGTTACCTATATCAAAAAATAATCCACCATTTAATAACTGGTTCTGTGCAATATACCAAGTACCACCAATCTGTCCAACTGTATTGTTTAAAGCATCTTCTATTGTAGCAGATCCTAAACCGTCTACTGAACCAAAACCTGCGACTATTTTTTCTCTATAATCTGGTAAGAAGAACGTTCCTATATTAAGTGGAAAATCTCTGAAAGTAAAACTCTTATATACCTGAATATTAGGATGAACAATACCACCACCAGTGAAGTTAACCGTAGCTTGTGGTAATGTGGAAGGATCTACTCCATCAGGAAATACTACCTCATAACAGAACTCATTAACAGGAACCTGTGCTGTAACAACTTCTGTTGGCTCTTTAGTTTGATAATAATTATTAAATTCAAATACACCTGGTCCTATTGATCCAAATCCTATACCAATACCAAACTGAGCACCGACCTGAGAACCAGATCCACCAAAACTATTACTTAGACTAACACTAAATCCTACTGGATCCTTACTTAATACAGTAGTATTAACTGGAAGTGTTACTGTACCATTATTTCCCATCAATTCTACTACATCACCAACATTAATCTTATTAATATCTGTTGATGGTATAGTAGTTATATCTGGTGAACCAGCAGAAATATTACCAGTAAATTGCGTTGTTTGTCCTATAATTCTTACAGATGCACCATAAGGATATGGCATCTTGATTGAAGGAGTTACATTAGGATCTCTATAAAAATTTAAAAATGCTTTATCATTGATCCAAAATAATTTTCTTAATCCACCAGGAGATGTTGGTTGTAATGGAGTATAACTTGTGTTACCACCGTAAGTATTACGAACTGCTTTGTATAATATAGGATAATCTCTAATATTTAATTCTCTTCCATCACAATAAAGATATCCTTCATGTGAATATTCTTCTATCTCATTCGCTGCACCAGAATTTACATCAACAAGAACAGGCAATATAGTGCCAGGTGGTTGATGTTGACCTCCCTTATCTTGGTAATAATTCTGAAATTTATCGCGATATGTAACGGTCATTAATATTTAATTAGAAATTCTTGGACGATATAAGGTTGAACAAATGAATCTGCTTTGTTCTCAGAATTAACAGCAATACTAATAGTTGATTTCACATCAATAGCAGGTATAAATGATGGATTTGTATTCACAACATATGTATGATTGGTAGCACTAAAATTAACAAAATGTCTGTGTGATCCATCATTACCAGTAGCCTCAGTTTGAGTAACCGTATTATTAACAGCACCATAATAATCATTAGTTGTACTATCAGCAAATGAATCATAAGGTACGTTCAAATCTGTATAGTTAGGAGCTAAAGTTATAGGACCAGTTACTGGGTTAGCAAGGAAACCACCTAACCAACAACCTGGCCAACCTATTCCTTCACATTTTACAGCCATAGTTCCTGTGTATGTAATAGTACCGTAGGTATATGATTCTGTAGAACCAGAACTACCACCACAACCTGCATTCTGTCCACTCCAAACTGGGAACTGACCAGCATATCCTGTTGGTATCAGACATTGGTTAGAAGCTAAAAATTCACAACCACTAAAACATGCATTGTAATATGTTTTTCTACAACCACCAGCAGATTGTGATTGTACAACACTATTCGCTGCAATTGCTTGTCTAGTTGCATTCAAATAACATAGATCCTGTTTAGTATTTTCTGACCATTCTTGAATACACAGTGTAGATTTCCTAGTGTATGAGTTTTTAGCAAACATTGCAAACTCATTACCAACAGCAGATGCTACTCTAGTTCTAGTTCCATCATGGAAGTGAGCATGTGGCATGATTGCAGTTTGCAATACATCTATGGTTTCTGTATAGTTACCAGTAGTTCTAGTAAAACCTGGTTGACCAGTTATTTCTATCTGTTGTCCTGGTAAGAAGAAGTTACCTTGATATAATATTTCATAAGATGTTCCTATATTACTCTGAACATCTAATCCTACACCAGATTTAACAATAGTATTTGGTGGATCATTATCATCCTCAAGATAAAGATCAATATAATCCCCTAAATTAGCACCACTAGATGCTCTAATCTTCTTAGATCCTAGATCTGGTAATTGAAACTGATTATCTAATAATGTTTGAGTTGGTTTTCTATATCTAGATAATTGTCCAACTCCTAATATCTCTGCTAATTCTGGAAATATTTCAGCAGAATATATCCCACCATCACATCTTAAATATCCAGCAGGTAATTCATCTTGATTATTCTGATCATCTGGATCATTTGATGTTAATTGCTTTGACCAATTTAAGATTGTACCTGTACTAGTACCTATCTTTGATTTTTCTCTTTGATAGAATACTGCCATTAATATGCCCTCATTATTATCAGAGTTGTTAGTGACGGTGTATTAGGATTTACTTGCACACTTAATGCTTTGTCAACACTCGTTGGAGCTATAGTTCCTGTCGTCATATTATTTATGAGAATAGTGCTAGGAACTCTCATCTGACCCTTATTCATACTAACATCAATCGTGAAATGATTGTGTGATGCAAACGCATCTTGATTGTAAACATCTGCTTGATGGTTCAATGTAACTGGATAAGGATATAATTCTCCATCACCAGCAGTACCACCAGTTCTTGCAGGATCTACATCAGAATCTGTTGTATAATGATTTTTTTGACCCATATATGATCCTGCTGGAGGAAATGGAGCTGATACTGCTGGCATCTGTTGGTTAATAATACAAGTATTTGGATCATTATAACTACCATTATTCAAAGGATCACCAGTATTACCATATCCTGCAACAACTCTATTACCAGGAGGAATTACAGGAAGATCAGTTGCAGCATTTGTAAAATCTCTCCATCCTGACATATCTGGTAAAGATTGACCAGCCTCATCAAACCAAGTAACTCTTTGTGTACCTGAAAGAAATACATCTCCATTAGCTTCATTAGGATTAACTCCTATTGCACTAGCAGTACTCCACTCACCATCCTGTGTATCATAATTTCCTGGTTCAAATAATCCTACATAACCACCTGAATTAATAGTAGACGGATACTTATCAGTTTCTGGTTGTTTATGACTATGTGATGGAGTATGGTCAATACCCAGTTTTCTAGGAATGACTCTAACTGTATCAAAATAAACTGGATCTTGAACTGAAAGTCCTGTAATCTTACCTGCTAACTCACCATCTGTCTCAATAGAAAAATTAACATCAATATATGGTACAATATTTGTCAATGGAGAAGCATCAGCACCATTCTCTGTAACATATGCACCTATAACTGCCATATCTTCTGGTGCAACTCTTGATGATTCAATATCAACAAGTGCAGTCTGATTTAAATTAGGTAATGTAAACAAATCAGTATCTTCAAAAGCAGGATAAGAATTTTGTATTCCTACTGGAGGTCCACCTGCTACCTGATATGGACCATATGTATTACCTAGTAATTGTGCAAGCAATGGATAATCAATTGCTCTAAGTGTTTGGCCACTACACACAATCCATCCTTTTGGAACAGCATCAATAGTCAATGCCGATGAACTGGAAGATCCAGTCCAAGGCATTATTGTTCCTATAGGAGAAACTTTTGATGATTTTATCCTGTTATAACTTGCCATTTATTAAACCTCCATTAACCACCAACCAAGAACAGAAGTTGGAATACCAACTTGAGCATTACTATCAGTAGGTCCGAGGAATATCAGAGCAAATCCAGCATTTGCAGTCTGGACAACCAGTTCACCTGAAGGATAAGGTGTAATCCTATCACCAAATAGTGTTCCTGTATTATCTCCTTGTATTGGAGTTCCACTGGATTCAGGTGTTCTTAAGACCAAAGTTGTATTGTAATTTAGATTACCACCAACTTCAACTATCCTTACCACATCTCCTGTTACAGGAGCATCTGGTAATGTTAGAATTAATGTAGAAGTAGATTGAACATTGACTGTGTATACAATGTTAGCAATCAATTGTAAATCAGCTTCTAATGATGCAGATGATAAGTAACGTGTGTGTCTACCACCAGTTGCAGTGTAGAAGTTATCAACACCAAATGAACTTATTGAGTTATCCTGTCTAATTGCGAACTTCTTAGTTCCACTAGGACCGAGGTTCTGAATGGAAAGTTGTTCAAATGATGTAGAAGGATTTGTTGCTGCTTCACCACTAACTGTAAATGATTTCTCAGAACCAGCATTACCTAAGTTATCAACAAAGAATGATGGTGTGTTATTATCTGGGTTGAGAAGAACGTTTTCTGGGTCACCACCCTTGAATAGATAGAAGTCACCTCGTGATACAACACCAGCGTGCCATGTCATCAATCCAGAGTGATCAGCATGACCATCATCGTTGATGAATGAGAACATTCTAGTCTGATTAACAGAGTCAAAGATCTCAATACTACCACCAAGCAATCTTAGATCTTCAGCAACATGAAGACCACCAGTTCTGAATGGAATAGCACCATCTCTAACCTGCTCATTCATCACTGACTGATGAACTACTCCTTCTAATCTACCTCCAACAGCACACCAGAATACAGAGTTGCCAGTTGCATCAGCGAACACAACCCAGTTGAGATAATCAAGTTTTTGCTGTACAATATATCCTCTATCAATAATAGTAGAGTTATATGTGGAAGCAGCACCAGATTTAATTCTAGTTCTTTCCTCAGAATCAATTACGTTAGCAAACTCTTTATGCTTAATAAGTCTCTTAACAATGTTACCACTTGTGAATACTGCATTATTAGGATCAAATGGTTTGTCAGTATATAATCCATCTCCTGCCTGTTCAATAACAAGTGTTGGGTTAGCACCTGTAATTACATTAGTAACCTTACCAACAATGAAGTCACCGATACCAGTTGCAGAAGCAGTTGATGTACCAACAAATACTATATCATCAACTACGAATGCTCCAGAACCAACACCAAGACTATTAACTGGAACCTGAACTGAACCACTTGAACCTGTGGCAGTACCATTGACTGTTGTGTTAGGACCACCAGCAGTATCGACCATTGGATCGAACCAGAAACTATACATTAATGGAATAGCACCAGCATCAAATGCTGTCTCTATAGCAGCAGTATTAGTGTAAGTAGTTACTCCATCACCAAGAGAAGCAAATACTAGATCTAATCTACCATAATGTGTTCCGATATGAGTTGTACCAGTACATGTATCAGTCTCGAATGTAGTAACATCGTTACCGTTATTAAGTACGAACTTCTCATTTCTCTCTGCTTCATATGTTGTGTTAGCAGCTTGTGCTCCACCAACAGGTTCACTCAACCAAATCTCATTATTGACAGAATCAATATATGTGATGTAAGTATCATGTATAACTGTCTGTGGAGACTCGTTAGTGATATTCTTAAGATAATCACCAACTGCTATGTCAGCAATTGTCTTATTAGCAGTTGTAACAACAACGTTAGTAACGAAATTATTACCAGCAGTAGAATCAGCAGTAAATACAATCTTATTAAGAGTACCACAACCACCATCTAGTGTTAAAGTACTGTTAAGTACAAGACCAGATCCAGGAATTGCAGGGTTACCAACCTGAACTGCACCAGTTACAGAGTTAACCTCAAATACTGTTAGATCAGGATCACCACAGTTAGTAACTTTAAGTGTTTGAACCTGTTGATCAAGTTGACTAACAACTCTAATAACCTCACCTACACTTGGTGCAGCAGGGTCACGATCAATGATTACATAATCAGAAACTGTAAGTGCTCCACCAAACTCAGCAAGATATACATTATCTTGTGGTCCAGTATTGTCAAGTGCTTGCTCTGTCCATGTAGAATCAAACTGAACATTAACCTTAAAGATAGGTGTATTATCAGGATGATTATCTAATTGAGCAGTAAATGTTCCAAATGGTTGACGCTTAACCTTCAAGTAGTAAGGAGCAACTGCTGTTCTTGTTAATTCTACAATCTGAACTATTTCAGGATGTCCACTACCAGATACACCACTATTGATAATGATGTAATCATTTTCACTGAAGTACTGATCACCATTAGCAAGAACAGGTTGTTGTGCTAAAGGTAGATAGAATTCATCAGTACCAGTTAGAGCAGGTAGATCCTGTGGTTCAACCACTGGGTTTCCACCAAGACCAACTTTTGCATTCTGGAAGAATGAACCACCCCAATTTCCTTGACCAGCAGTATCAACTTCGTTATATCCAGGATCAGTGATACCTAGAACAATTACGTTAAGAATATCAATATTCTTATTGAATACTGTAGAAGAAATTATTCCATCAGCATGATTATCAATAGCAGATCCTAACTGTCCTCTTTCACCAACGAATGAGAAGGAAGCAAGTCCACCACATAACCACATATCACCAAGGAACTTAGCAGATGCCTTGACTTCAAGTTGGTTATTGATAGTTGTCTTACCACCTTGACCAGCAATGTTAATCTCAGATGCATTAGTAGCAAACTGAATAGTGGAAGGACCACCAGAGTTAGAGAAGAAACTAACCTCACCTGCATTACTGAATAGATTTACACTATCGTTAGTAGTTCTTCTATATCCTAACCATGCATCACCATCAATCTTAAGTGACTTAGATCTTATTCTAGTGAATGATAAGGATTCTGAACTATCCCATGAACCACCAATATCAACCTTGGTGATTGTTTGTGCTCCATCTGATACACGAGCATCAGGAGTAACACCAATTAATGCATTGAAATGCTCTGATGCTGAACCAAGAACAAAGAACTGATCAGCTGTTCCTTCATCCATGATTCTCATGTACTGAAGGTTCTTACCAATCTCTAGTCCCTTACTATTTGCCTTATCAAGAGCACCAGCAGAGAGTACTAATTGACCAGTAAATGTAGAATCATTAACGAAATCAAATCCACCTGTTGTAATAGAGGTTCTAATTTCAGCAGTTTCTGCTCCTCCACCACCGTTAACATCTATATCACGCTCAAACTTAGCATCTTCAGTAAATCTAGAGTCACCCTTGACTACCAATGCTCTGTCTAATTCAGCGTTAGTTGTGTTAATACCAACCTTACCATCATTATTACCACGACCACCTTCTGTGATTGCTACTTCTTCAGTAGAAACACGTAGTGCTGCTGCCTCTGCATCAATCTCTACCTTAGTATCGAGATTAGCATTGTCCTGATAACCAACTACAAGAGCATCAGAAATTCTATTCTTCTCTCTGTCGTTGTATGCAGTATGATCTAAGTAATCTGTTGTGCTGCGACCACTGATATATGCATTACCAATTACATCTAAATTAGCACGAGGTGTTGTTGCATTAGATACAAATCCGTTAGCATAATCCGCATGTGCTGACCTTGTAATGGTGTTAATACCAAGTTTGTAATCACCAATAGCCTCAGATTCTGTTCTTAATGCCTGAGAACCAAGTACACCTACTTCCTTCCAATCAGAGTTAGAGAACTCAACAGTTGGAACTGGTTGACCACCTGGTGTACTGTCTACTATTCCACCTGCACCATTCCAAAGTTCGGTAGCATTAGTAATAGGATCAAATACTTGGAACTCAACCCAGTTATTTGTAGGAACAAATGTTGATGGTAATACCTGCCAAGCACGATTAAGAACTGGTAGATAATAGAAGTCATTAAGTTTGATCTGAGAACCAGATGTAATACCTCTTCCTGGAAGATCTTCGTTAGCAATATCTAATCCAGTGTTAGCATCTCTCCAAGTAAATCTAACCACGTTACCAACAAAGTTAATGCTTTGTATGTTACTTGCAGGAACTGAAGTATAGTAGTTAGAGAAGATCCATCCAAGAGAACCAGACTGATTGACTGATGAACCCTTAAGTAGAATATCTCCTGGTGATGGAATAACACCATCATATGTGACAAACTGCTCAGAAGCGATTCTAGTACCACCACCAGAAATCAATACATCTTGATTAGGTGTTACATTAGATGCTAATCCAGCAGCAGTATGTGTCTGGATCATATATGGTTGACCATTGCCTCTGGCATTAAATCCAAATACAGCAGCCTGAATTCTGTTCTTACTTAATCTAATATCACCATTAGTTGAAGGAACGAAAGAGTTTCTATCTAATTGTGCGTCCTGTTCTGTTAGAGTTACAGGATCAACAGAACTTACGTTAGAACGTATGATTAAAGCATCTTTAACCTGAGTAAAGTCTTCATCCTGTACTGATATAACAAGAGGAGATTCAATAGTATTAACTAACTTACCATCTCCACCAACAACTGTAATATTCTGGTTGAATGTTACAGGAGTATCGAAGGTAGTAACTAGACTTCCGATTACATCATCCTCATCCCCATCATCTGCCAATACAGCAGCATCTATGAATGTTTCTTCACCTGTGATAGCATTGATTCTTCTGTTACCAATGTACAAGTCACCTTGTGAGTTGATTCCAGTGTAGAATACAATACCAGCATCTTGCTTCTTAGACTGTGCATAGAAGTCTTCTTCTGGTGATAGCACAACTTCCTGTCTTGCTGGTAAACCAGTTGAATAGTTACCTGGTCCGAAACCAAGATATTCAAACGTATGGTTACCTGCTCTTGCTATGGAAGGTCTTCGTAATTCAACGTAGTATCTCTGATCTGCGAGAACAGTGCTGTTACCAGCGATAGGAATTAATCTATCTTCGGACCCAGATGTTGCATTACCAAGTTGTGCCTGAATCTTGTTAACACCAGTATATGTGTTATTAACAAATGCTGATTGTCTAACTAGATCCTCAACACCTTCTCTTGTAGTAGAGTTCTTATAGTCGTTAACTGTAACTAAACCATGAGTATAGTTATCAGCAGCAGAGTATGCTTGAGGTGGATCAATTAAGTTAGCATAAACATTCTTCTCTTCTGGAGTTGTACCATTGTTCTTAAACCAGAGAGGATCATTTCTGTAGTTAAGAGGATATAGTTTGCTAACTGGTTGAGAGAACTTAAAGTTCCTGAAGTTATTACCATTACCAGCTCCAAGAGGGAATGGTGAAATATTACCACGTAGTGCAGTTAGATAGTAAATACCATCTTGCTGACCTGCGATACGTTTCTGTAGTGTCTCGTAACCGAAGATGTAGAATGTATCATCAATGATACCAGCATCAGCAACAGACTCAACATAGTACTCAATACCAGCATTATCCTGAACACGATCACCAGGAGTGATGGTGTAAACGTTAGCACCACCTTGTGCATAGTAATACTCAGGATATCCCTTCTTGATTAGGGTCTTAAGTGGTAGTGACTTACCAAAGTCTTGATCTTCTACCATATCAGCGAAGATAGCACCTTGAGTAAATCTAGTTTGAGTGAATTCTGAGAACTCTAATTTTCCCCCGCGAATATTTTTCAGAATTATGTAATGGTCACTTCCAACTGAGTAGTACGCATGAATATTAGCGATACCAGAGGAATTACCACTCCATTCTATTCTATTAGCAGTAATACTTTGTGTCTTATTGGTTATGAATGCACCACCTTGAGGTGATGTAATCTTAACTGTACGGAACTGCTCATTTCTAAGTCCAGGATAGTTCTGGATGTCAATAGCATGGTCATGTACTGTTATTTCAAGGTACTTAATAGATGGATCTAATGGATCTTCTACATAACGACCACCTTGAATTGTTGCTTGAATACCACTGCTAAACTTAGCAAATGCTCTGTATTCAATACCAGCACCAGTTAGATCCTTCTTATATGGATCATATGCAGCAGACTTATTAAGACTGTTGTTAGTGAAATCATTATCAGTGAATCCAATGTATTCACCAGCTTGTACTGGGTTCTCGAATCTAGCACCAAATACTGTACCACTAACAGGCTTGAGAAGTAGTTTCTGTGGGACTAACTTACGTGTGTCATCAGTTCTTGTCTTAAGAACAAATCCATTGATAGGATCTCTTGCATTCTCAAGATACTTAGGAATAACGTAACGAATCTTGTATGTTCTTTCATCCTTACCACGATCATCCTTAAGACGCTCATACCACATGTCAGTGGTCTTAGGTCTATCTTGATAATCAGTCTGATGGATTCTCCAGAAGATATTATTCTTCTTGATGTCATCTACCTGACCTGTAACTTCATCCTTACACTTAACAAACCACTTACCAGATGATGTAGTATTGTCAGTGAATCCAGGATCATACTGGAATGGAATTCTACGCTTGTTGGCAAATACATTAAAGTTAAACGTTTGACCTGAAGCAAATGTAATTGGATTTACATTGTTGATAGCATCAGCATGTGTTTCATGAATTGTAAATACCTTAGCATTCTGATAACGAGCATAGAACTCAGTGTTACCATTGATTCTACCTGTTGCAATATCAGCAACATTAGAATTATTGTTGGTAACATAACTGGTTGATACTAGAGGTAGATCACCACCTTCAACTGCTCTAAAGAATACTCTATGAGGAGTTGTAGATGCAGAAGGTACATCAAATATGTTTGATATATCAGTTTCAATACCAGCATTAACTGTATTAGTTAAGTTACACTTATATGTGTGAAGATCGTACTTATCATCAAGTACGAACTGATAGATATCAATCTCTACATTAGGATCAATACCATCTGTTTCAGATGCATAGATGTAGATACCAGCAGCAGCATTCTCTCTAGATGTTGCAAGCATCAACTTAGTCTGATCACTGCCATTAAAGAATGTAGTGTTGTTATAATTCTCAGGTATTGTTGTTCTACCTGGAGCAATTACATAATATACTTGGTTGGTAGTAAATCCGTTAGGTAATCTAACAAGTCTCTTATCAACATCAGCATACTTGCCTGTAACAGAATCAAATCTTGGACGAGGAACCAATCTTACAGGAGTTCCAGTCTCAAAGTCATGAGCATTAGTTGAACCAGCACCAGTCGTATCAATAGTAAATACTGTTGCTCTTGAAGCAAGTGAAGCAGTGTTAACTGTCTGCTCTTGACGAGTAACAGATCCAATACCACTGTTAATAATAGTAGTACATACTCCAATCAATGTGTCAATAGCATTTGCTGTACTTACACACTGTAGAGATCCAGGAGCAGTTGTTGTATCCTGTGTTATAGTAGGATCAGTTGATGGCAGTGTATCTGCCCAGATTCCCTTAGTATAAGCAAAGAATAGATTTGTTGTTGTGCTTGTTTGTAAAGCATTAACTGTGTTACCAGTTGTTAGTCTAGAATTAATAACACCAAGTTCAATTCTTGTATTGTCAAGAATATTCTTAACATATGTTCCTTCAGGAATGTTAGAGTAGATAGGAGTAGCACCAGCTTGTAACGCACCGTTAACATATGGTGATGCACCACTCTCATCATATTCAGTAACACTCATACCAATGATGACACCTCTTGTGTCACCTACATCTACGATAGCAGATCCAGCAGTAGTATCACAATTGAAGTAAAGAACATCAAAGTTCCTCATAGCAGCAGTTGCTATTGAACCTGTGTACTCATAAGCATCAATAGTTTCTGATTTCTCAGCATCAATGAAGTCTAAGTTGTTACCAACGAAGTAAGATTCACCTGCCTGAATACTGTTGATGTTACCACCAAGTCTCAAGTCATTAACAACCGCATCTGTAATGAATGCGATGTCTCTGAAGCACTTAGAAGACTCATTGTTAAGAGTGAAGTCTCCTAAGTTAATTGTAGGTAATGCAGAAGTATTACCAGCAGTAATAGACTCTGTTATAATATCATATAATGTCTCTAATGATTGACGAACGTTAGCACAATCCCACTCACCACTGCTTAGTGATGGTAGAGTATCTAATGTACCTGCCTTCAATGAATCACCAACGATACCAATCAATGTATCGACAGTAGCAAGGACATCAGAACA